CGTGGTGGTAAGTATGAATGTGTCGTACACGAAAGCGAACTCAATGCCAAGAACTTCAGTGACATTCACGGCGAAAGTATAGAAGAATGGTGTGAGAAACGGTATTTCCCCGAAGGTCATTATGAGTTAGACATTATGACTCGTGTCAATCAACATTATGATTTGTATAACATTACAGCGGGTGAGAATCCATTGGTGAAGAAATGAGTGATTACACACCAGACAATTGGGTTGTCATTAAGTTTACCCAACAAGTAAAGAGTGGCAACACTGGATATGGTAGAACAGAAAAAGTGTTTTACAAAGTACTTGCTGGTTGGTCAGGCGGTTATCTGGGTAGTGATAGTTGGAGACTGAACAGCGGTATCGTTGACGTTGAAGAGACTATCGATTCTCTCATCTTTATTGGTCATAGTGGTAGTCGATACATATGCAACAAGACTCAGGAACGTCTGAGAATGAATACTGCCGGTATATGGAAACAAATGCAAGAAGTTAGTGAATCGACGGCAGGGGATGTTAAACTTGAACTGATGGAACCTGATGATGAAATATCTCGTAAGGATTGGAAGGAGATGCTAAGATAATGAATAAGTGGTGGAGAATCTGGGCAAAGAGTCTAGGGGAGAAGGTCGGTGAGACGGACAAGCAAGCAAACACTGTTGCTAGTATTCGTACACTATGGTGGTTGACTCACATGGCAACTTGTGTAGCAATCATTCTTAATGCTATCGCTAATCATGGTTGGGGATTAATAGGATTATAACTGTAACTTCACAGGCACTAGACGTTCTAAAGAAAAGATTAGAGGATCGTTCTGACTGTGATGGTATTCGTCTGAGAGTTGACACTGCTGGATGTAGTGGTTACGCATATGGCATGGAATATTCTTATGCTAGATCCAATGATGATATAATAGTAACAGTGGAGGACGTGACTTTAGTTATTGATCCTAAGAGTGTGCCGTTTCTAACTGGAACAAGACTTGAGTATCTGGTCGAGGGACTGAACGAAGGTTTTCAGTTCGTCAACCCCAATGTAACTGGCGAATGTGGTTGTGGAGAAAGTTTTTATGTGGAGAAATAGTTGAAATACTTCTGGATGGGTTTAGGTTGGTTGTGTGTCGTATTAGCATATATCGGATTTATCACGCCAGGTATTCCATTCAGTCACTTCTTACTGGGTGCTGTTTTTTGTTTTTCAAAGTCGAGTCCTCGAATGGAAGCGTGGTTGTACAATCATCCCTGGTTCGGTGAGTTCCTCACTAACTGGAAGAAGAAGAGGATATTTCCAGTCAAAGCGAAGATTGGTATGGTCGTTATGATGTCATCTTCCCTCCTCATTATGTACTTCACTGTACCTAATATCAAAGCAGTAATCTATGCCGGTATCACTATGGCACTAGTCGCGACATTCGTCTGGTGGAAATACCCATCGTCATAAGTTCCATGAATGTTGAGTATTCATCAAATAAATGGCAAAAGTGTTGACACCATCTCCAGTTATGATATAATAGTACCTCATTAGACAGAGAGACATATTATGGGAATTCACGTAAACATTTATAAGCATGGTAATTACGACTGCACCGCAGGTGGTGAGTCAAGTTACGCAAAAGGTTTCTGTGTTGTAAATGCAGAAGGACCATTCGAACCGTGCGACGACTACCCGTCCGCAACACTAGTGATGGCAGAACCCATCGGCGGTAAAAAAATCCTGAGACTGATTCCGACTTCAAAGTTGGGTAACAACATGACCATGTTCGGTGGGAACTATGCAGGTTGTTCTGACTCAAGGTTCTCAAGACTCTGTGACGAGTTACTTGGTGGTTCGTTCTATGGTGCGGTTGCAGTTCACGATAGAGTTGAGTAAGATTCATCAGATGAATGATGAGTATTCATCAAATAAATGGCAAAAGTGTTGACTATGTTGTCATTTCATGAGATAATAGTACCCTATTCAGTGATAAAGAGAAGATGATTATGAAAGACAGAATATTCAACTATGCCAAGACTGACGATACTAATGAGTTCTACTACAATCGCGTTGCAGATGCGTTCACCTCTAAGATGAATTGGTATGATAACGATGACGTTGATATGATTGTCGTTGATGCGACTAACACCTCACAAGAGACTGATAACATCTTCTCTTTCATCTATGCTACTGAACCTAACACTGATCAAGTATGGATGAGATTTGCCAAAGAGTACGAAGTGACCAATGCTGATCTGATCCTCGACCCAACTAAACCTGCTTACATGATAAAGGTGGCATAATATGAATGATGATAACTTTGCGGGATGGATTGCCTTTTATAACAATAAGAGAATTGAGATAAAGAAGACTGAAGCAAATGATCTTTGGGGTGCTAAACAATTAGCAGTTAAACTCATGAAGGTTCCTAAATACGGTATTGGTTGTCTTGCCATTGCCCCTGCTTACAATGATACAGGTGAAATAATATGAGTGATTATGCAGATATGTTCGGCAAAGTCGAATATGGTGATGCGTGTTACACCGTAGCGTGGATCGATGAAGATAATGGTGGTCGTCCTGATGTGATGGTGTTTGCAGTGGACGAAGATGCCGAGGATATGCAGACATATCTAAAGTCAATTGGAATTACAGCGGATCTTAGGTTTCAAGTGTTTCATGATCCTGCGGAGTCTGATGAAGAATGAATAAATTGAATCTTGTATTGGGTAGTTTGATGATGATGGGTGCTGTTGGTGCAATCGAGACTGGCAGTATGCCACTAAGTACTGCTATGGTGTTTGGTGTGATTGGTTCAATCGCAGCAGTCTATAGTGCATATAAACTTAATGAAGAGTATTAAATAATGACAGAGTTCACCCCCGAAGAGTTGAAAAACTCCAAACGAATCTTCAAGTCCGCAACACCAAAGTATACTATTGATTGGTATGTCAAGTGGTTTGCCTCTATTATGGTTCTCTCTGCAATGTCAGTACGAGGAATTGAGGGATTGATGTATTACGATCTCGCCTTGTCATACATTGGATTGATCGGATGGTTAGCAGTCTCGTTCATGTGGAAAGATAGGGCGTTGATTTGTGTAAACGGTGTTGGTCTTGTCTTACTATCAAAGAACATTCTTGCTCTGTGGGCAGTATAAGAATGAATGTTCTTATAACAAAATGATCTAAAAATAAGTGAAATAAAGGTAGACAGATCCTACCATTATGCTATAATAGTACCATATTCAAAGAGAGAGATAATATGTTATATAATGACTACAAAGAAATCCCCGCCAATTATCGTCGAATTATTCTTGATGAAACGCTAGAAAAGCGTATAAACAAAGTTTCGCTTGAACGATGTAATCAAATCATCGAAGATCACTTGCGACATGAAGCAGAGATGGAGTCACTTCGCCACTTCAGTGTTCAATACAAGAAGGGCAGTGTCACTAAGACATTCGAATATACAAGTGGTCAAGAAGCATTGACTGCACTTGACCAGATGATTGGTTATGATGATAGAGACTTGTCTGTTGTTGCTGTTCTGAAGCAAGCAGATAGAGTTATTCGTGGTTACTTCAAGGGACAATGGTTGATACCTGCTCCTAAAGATGCTGTTAAATTTAATAAGGTTGGTGTTTAATATGATTATTGATAAAATTACTGTTATTTCTGCAAATCAAGTTGAAAACGATGCTTACTTCGACAAGACTGTTCGAGAAGCAATTACTATTCGTGAGTTGTTTGATGTGGTAAAAAATAAAGCAATGGGAATTGCTAAGGAGTTAGAACTCACAACACAGGGCAGAGCGCGTGTTAGTGTTGAGATTGGCGAAGAAGAAGTAAGTGGTTTCCCCTTTGCGGAGATTCGCACTAACAAAAAGATTTATAATCAAATATTTTGTGTAGAGGAAGTTTAAGTGAGAGAAGAAAGAGTAATTTTAACAGACATTGACGGTGTAGTTCTTAACTGGGCATATGCGTTTGATGTTTTTATGACAGAACATGGTCATACTCAAAGAGATGGTGTGCCAGTATATGATGTAAGTACAGCGTATGGCATTACTAAAGCGCAAGGAAAACATATGGTTCGTATGTTCAATGAGAGTGCCGCAATGGGATTCTTACCTCCTCTACGTGATGCAATGCACTACATGAAGAAGTTGCACGAAGAGCATGGTTATGTTTTCCACGCAATCACTAGTCAGAGCAGTAACCCTAATGCACAGAAGTTGCGAATTATGAATCTTCAGAAGTTGTTTGGAGAAACACTATTCGAGAAGTTCACTATTCTTGGTTGTGGTGATGACAAAGACGAAGCACTTGAACCTTATCGTGATAGCGGTCTTCTCTGGGTTGAAGATAAAGTTGAGAATGCTGAGTTGGGTGTTAAGTTAGGACTTGATAGCATCTTGATGGAACACGGATTCAACATGAACCACGAGACTATCCCTTGCATGAAAAACTGGAAAGACATCTATGAGCGACTTGTAGGTTAATATGTTATGGGGAGTGGCGTTATGTGCTACTCCCTAACACGTTTCTCAGTCCCTTATAAATAGAACATAATATCGAGGGATTTATGGCAGCATTACAGAAAGCAGATTTCGAGAAGCAGGCGTCTGGTGGCACTTATGCTGGAAAGACTCGTCACGAAATTTTCGATCTGAAAATAAAAGACAAAAAGCAATTCATCATAGGAAACACCGGTGCAGGCAGAAAGGTCAACGGCGTTTCCTACGATTATAATCCACGCGACACAAATCAGTCCGGCATATTAACTTACTACATTCACAACAAGAACGATCTATTAACTGTATCAAATAGAAAGATATTTAAAGATGCAGACTTTGGCGGTGGTGCGGCAGGTTCGGGTGGTGGTGCTGAAGTAACCAAGTTCACTGAGTCAACACAGTGCTACTATTGTGCCTATGTGTTCAAACATAGACGTAAGATCGATCTAACTAAACCTCCCACATATGATGATTTGAAATCATGTGAAAATCTGGTGTATGCCTCAAAGTCGCTTGACGATTGTATCAAGAAAGGACCCTCTGCGTGGTTCGACGATCAGATATATGCTAAGACTGCTAATGCAATGTTCGAGAAATACAAAGGCAAGTTCAAAGGTACTGTATACTTTCATCGTTCTGGTGATGGTAGTAAGTCTAAGTTGATGGACAATATCTATCAAGCGAAGTTGATTTGCGGCAGAAAAGATCGTGAATCTGGTGCACCACAAGCACCTGGCAGTTTCTCTAATGACAAATGGAATCCAGGTGACATATGGGCAACAACATTACCTAACGAAACAAAACCACTTCACGAGCACACTGATTCATGGGGTGAACTCAATGATGCTGTAGCAAGACTGAGTGGTGCTTTCGGAGGCGATACTAAGATTCTAGGCATATCTCTGAAGCGACTAGCAGGAATGGGTAAAGTACAAGAGTTTAATATTCCTGGCACTAAGACGTTCGATGATATTTCATTCTCCCATTTCACTTTCGGTCAAATCAACAACTTCTTCTCATCTACTGATAGTTACTTGTATACAGCAGTACAGGGTAGAATGCAGTTAAGAACATTCTCTACTACAGCATCTTGGCAGGGACAGATTACTGGTGCGGCGGCAGCAGGTGGTAAGATCGGTGGTGGTAATCTAGCATTCTATCTTGAATTAGTAACTAAAGGTAGAGTTAAGATGTTCGGCGCGTCCGGCACAGAGGACGTCCTGATCAGAAATGAAATTTTAAATAGTGATAAATACAGTAATGAATTTTATAAGATGTATCTTACCCTAGCAAATAGTGGTAAGAACTTACATCGCGAAGGAAGACCGATGTCACAAGAAGAGTTTGAGAAAAAACTTAGTGGTGCGACAGATGGTTTTAGAGTATCAAAGTACATTACTTGTAGATTTGTAACAGAGTTGTTAAAACTAACCGATAAAGAACAGAATGAAATAATGACATTGTGCTGGTTGTATGCGTCTTCTGCAACAGACCAGTCTAGTTATTATATCAAGATAGCATAAGAGGCACATATGGCACAGTATTCAGTAAATAGAGCAAAACATTATCCCGACAATAACGACGATTTGCATGAAGTTCAATTGATCGGTGATAAAGATGGTAATATCGTCAACACCTTTGGAGCGGCATCTAATATCCCATTAGCAAATGGTGATGTTTCGGGTTACACACCCGTACATAAGTTTGGTGCGATTGACGGCACTAACGGTACTGGTTGGTCAACTGTTTGGACTGGTGCGGAAACTACTGATCAACAGTTGTATCCTTGGCCTGCAATCGGTGCCGCCAGTGTTGTTACTGTAGTATCTACTAGTGGCAGTGACATAACTACTGTTACACTAGAAGGTTTGGATGCTAACTATGCATTCCAGACTGAGACTCTTACCTTGACTGGAGAAACACCTGTAACTGGTGCCAAGACTTGGCACAGAATCAACCGTGCGTTTATGTCTGGTACTGCCACTAACGTGGGTACTATTATTGTTAAGAATGCGACACCTACTGTTATCACAGAGATTAAAGCAGGTCGTGGTCAAACACAACAGGCATTTTACACTGTTCCCGCAGGTTGTACTGGGTTCTTAAATAGTGTACAGTTGACTTCAAGTAAGGCCCAGGCAGTAGAGATGTCTATGTTTGCCCGTCCTTTTGGTGGTGCATTCCGAGTCGTTAGTGGGGTGTTCTTATACCAAAATGACCACACTATCGAGTATGCTACTCCGATTAAGTTCACTGAGAAGACCGACATTGATGTTCGTGCTATTGGTGCCTCTAACGGTGTTATATCGGTGTCGTTTGATTTAGTCTATGTTGAAAATAGTGTACTTAACTCATAATAAAAGGTTGACAACCAGCACCAGTATGTTATAATAGCATATTACTTACTAGAACTAAGAGAGAAATATGAAGTCATTTAAGACACATCTCGAAGAATCCGCCAAAGTAAAGTGGATTAAAGTTGCTGACGGATACGCGAATAAAAAGATGGTGTACAAACACGTAACTTCTGATCGTATGTATGAAATACGTTTATCTGGTGCTGATTCTATGAAATTTAATAAAGATGGCAGTCAGAAAGTGTTGCCTACAGTCTTTGATAAGCATCCAGCAACATATAGTCCAAGATATCCTGTTACCGGATATAAGAATGTTGCTACAGCGAAAGCAGAAGTTGAGAGATGGATTGCCGATCATGAATAATTTTAACGAGTTCATTACAGAAGCGGCACAAAAGAACACCCATATGACTCACATCGAAGATAAGGTGATCTACGGTGGTGCTGATGGAACTCGTCAAGCAATCAATGCTCTTCGTGAGTTAAGAGATATGCTTGGCGGTAAGAAAGAAGGTTCTGTATCAGTCAAGTGGGACGGCGCACCAGCAGTATTTGCCGGTACTGATCCCTCTGACGGTAAGTTCTTTGTTGCTAAGAAAGGCATCTTCAATAAGAATCCAAAGATATACAAGACTGATGCTGACATCGATGACGATACATCTGGCGATCTCAATGACAAACTAAAACTTGCATTGAAGTATTTACCTGAACTTGGTATTAAAGGAGTCATTCAAGGTGACTTTCTATACAAGCGTTCTGAATTAAAGAAGAAGAAGATCGGCACAGAATCGTATCTCACCTTTCACCCTAACACAATCGTGTATGCAGTACCCGTAAAACAATCTAAAGAACTACTTGCTTCTAAAATCGGCATTGTATGGCACACTACATATACAGGTAGTTCTTTTGAAACTATGAGCGCATCATACGGTGTTGATGTAAACAAACTGAAGAAGTCAACTAATGTCTGGTCACAGGACGCTATCTTGCGTGATGTGTCTAATGCAACGATGACTAAAAAAGAAACGGATGAAGTAAATGAAACTCTATCACAAATTGGCAAACTTTTTAACCAAATCTCTGGAAGCACTCTTCGCGTATTATCCGCCAACCCAGGACTTGCAGGTACTATCGAAACCTTTAATAACACCTACGTTAGACGAGGAGAAGTCATCGGAGACTCCAAAAAGCACGCCGAAAAACTCATCGCCTACATCAACCAAAAGTACCAAAAAGAAATCGACAAGCGTAGCACCGAAAAAGGCAAAGGCGCCCAAAAAGCGAAGCGCGACGAAATCCTCAAGTTCTTCAGCAAAGAAAACAAAATAAGTCTCATTAAGATGTTTGAATTGCAGAAATTGATTGTTTTAGTTAAATTAAAACTTATAAATAACCTTAATAGATTAAGTAATATTGGTGCGTTTGTTAAAACTAAGAACGGATACAAGACTACTGGTCAAGAAGGTTATGTTGCAATAGACACACTTGGTGGTGATGCGGTGAAACTAGTTGATCGTATGGAGTTTTCATACAACAACTTTTCACCTGATATATTAAAAGGATGGGATAAACCAAAGGGTAAATAAGATGGCAGATAAACCATTATCGTTTAAAGATTTCTTATCGGTCGACTACACTCAGACGGGTGACGGTCAATTGGCGAAGAATGCAAAGAAACGCAAAACAGATGACGTTACCGGAAACACCGGTGAAGGCACTGACGAAGCACTCGACTTTCAACAGAGACGTGCTCGTGGTCGCTCAATGAAAAAGAACAAAGCAAAGATAGCGATGGGTCGTAGACGTGCCGCTAAGAAAACTGCTAGTCAAGACGTTCTTAAAAAACGTGCCCGCAAAGGCGCGATAAGTCAACTATTCAAAAAATTCTCTAAGGGTGTATCGAAATCGGACATCCCTGCTTCACGCCGTCAAGAGATCGAGAAGCGTATCGAGAAAATGAAATCAAAAGTAGATATGATTGCTCGAAAGAACTTACCTGCTATTCGTAAATTAGAGAAAGATCGACGGTCTGGTGGTAATAAATCAAAATGATTCCTTCATTTAAACAGTATCTCGTAGAAGAGAACCGTGAAGTGTTCTTCACATTCGGTCGTATGAATCCTCCTACGATCGGACACGGCAAACTACTGTCAGTACTATCTACTAAAGCAGGCAAGAATCCCTGGTTCGCTTATGTCTCACAATCACAAAACGCAAAGAAAGATCCCTTAACCTACGATCAGAAAGTGAAGCACGTTCGCAAGATGTTTCCTAAGTTTGGTCGTAATGTAATGCTTGATAAGAAAGTACGTACAGTGTTTGATATTGCAGTGATACTATTCGATCAAGGATTCAATCGCATTACAATGGTTGTTGGTTCTGACCGTGTAACAGAATTTAAGACTCTCCTTGACAAGTACAATGGTGAGAAAGCACGACACGGTTTCTATAACTTCGAAAAGATCATGGTTGTATCTGCGGGTGAACGTGATCCTGATGCCGAAGGTGTTGAAGGTATGTCTGCATCTAAGCAACGCGAGAATGCCAAGAACAATGATTTCACATCATTCTCTCAAGGCGTTCCTAAGACAATGAACACACGAGATGCAAAGCGTCTGTTCAATGATGTACGTGGTGGGATGGGACTCAAAGAAACAACTACATTTAGAAACCACATTGAACTTGAATCAGTCTCAGAGACACGAGAGAAATTTGTTCAAGGCGAGTTGTTCAATCTTACTGACAAAGTTATTATCAGCGAGTCTGGTAAGACAGGATACATTCAAACTATTGGTACTAACTATGTTATCGTAGCATTAGATGAAGGTGGTATTACTCGCCAATGGATCGAATCAGTCGAGTTAGCAGAAGTTCCTACTACTCAGATGATTGACAAGATTAAATCATCTACTGTATCTAAGAAGCGATATCAGGCAGCACTCAAAATACTAAAAGATGTTGTCGCTCGTAAGAAGAAAGAAGCGAGTGGTAAACCCATGCGTCACGGTATCGAATACTACGCTGGACAAATCGCTAAACAGTATGATATCAATCCTCGAGTTCTTGCTACTATGCACGAGACTAATGTTCCTGGATGGGGAACACCAGAAGCAACTAAGAAAGCGAAGAAGTATGTCCCTGGTCAGAATGAAGCGAAGGGTGACGAAGTTGCCATAGCAAGAGATGTTATCGACCAAGAACTTCAGACAGACAAGATTAAACATGACCGTATTCTTGATCGTGCGAGACTAAACCGCGCTAGACGCAAGAATAAACTAACAAATCCAAAAGTATAAATAGATTCTATGAAAACATTTAATGCGCTATCAGAAGAAGTAACTCAAAAGCAACTCAATGATGTTGAGAAGTTTGCGGATCGTATTCTCGCCAAGTTTAATGTAGACATTGAATTTACTCGCCACTTCGCGGATCGTATGAATGATGATCGAAACAAACCCGCAGTTAGTGTTGCAGAGTTACAGCAGATATTTAAGAAGATTGCAAGAAAGAAAGCGAAGGATATAAAACAGAATCCAGACAGTGAAGCGGTCATAAAAGATATTCAAAAAGACTTGAACTTGCCTGTGGTTATACGTTATAATAGAAACAAAGAAGAGTTTGAGGTTACTACAAAGACTATCATGCGCAAAAAAGATTTTAAGACTAGCAGTAAAGTAATCACTACAGAGAAAACTTTGACACCTGCTGAGATAAAGAAGCGAGAAGAAATCGCTAAAGCGATCGAGAAGGATTCACCTGGTATGTCCATGGCAAAGAAGATGGCAATCGCGACCGCGACCGCGAAGCGTGTTGCTGAAGCAAAAAAGATGAAAGACGACCCTTGTTGGAAAGATCACGAGATGGTTGGAACTAAAACAAAAAATGGTAAGACAGTACCTAACTGTGTGCCCAAAGAAGATAAAGGAATTGATATGCCCTCGGAGTCAACAAAGGAATACGGTAAGTCTCAGGCAGCGATTGCTCGTAAGCGTCAACAGGCAGCAATGCGTCCTGGTGAGATGGACAAGTTAAAGCGTCTCAAAGATATGCTCAGGAATGCTAATAATAAAGTTGGTGTTGTTAAAAAAGAATCTGTTGATGAAGCATTATCTCCATCATACAAAAACAAGTATATCGGTAAAGACAAAGCGTCCTTACAGAAGACTCGTAACTCTTTCTTGTCTCAGATTGACGATCTCATTAAGTTCAAGAAGAAGACTACCAAGGATTCCGAAGTAGTTAAACTTCAAGATTTGCTCAAGCAAGTTGACCATGCACTTAAAGGTGTTAAAGAAAGCAAGAAACCAGTATCACAGATGACTCCTGCCGAGAAAAAAGCAGATGCAGAGAGACGCAAAGAATACAAGGCGTATCAAAAGTCAAAGCGTGAGTCAATTGAAGAAGCGGTTGAAGATTGGACAGTCACCGTTACAAAACCTGTCAACAAATTAAAGAAAGGTGCGGCACAAAAAGTTAAAGCACGTTCTGCATTTGAAGCAATTAACAAAGCAGTGAAACTATGGGGCGATCCTGCTCTTAAAGCGGCACCAATGAATTCGTTTAGTGTTACTAAAGAGTCGGTTGAACTTGAAGAGAAGATGAAAGATAAACCATACGAAAAACAAATCGGTATGGGTGATTCTCGTAGCGAAAAAGAAATTCGTGATCAGATTAGTGGTTTGAGCGATGGCACATTAAAGAAATGGGCAAGTAAACCAGCAGGACGTTTTGGTTCTAAGATTGCTAAATTACAAGATAAAGTGGTCGCTGCCGAGATGAAAAAGCGTGGTCTTAAAGAATCTGTCGAAGAAGCACGTAAAGACTCGTCTGCCGATTTATACTTCAACACATACTCTGCCGCAGTACAACACGCAAAAGCACAAGCAGAGAAGAAAGGTTTTGAGGTAGTAGAAGACGATTGGTTCAACCAAGTAACTACGGGTAAAGGTAAACCTGGCCGTGGTAAGACTACACGTCATACACTGAAGTTGACTAAGAATGACAAACCAGTACGTAAAAGTCTTTCCATTCAGGTATACAACCGTGACACTGATAAGAACCCATACGAACTTAACTTTTACGTGAGTTGATATGAAGAAGTTTAATCATTACAACGAAATAGATGAACACTGCGAATGCACTGACCTGTTCGAAGACTTGGTAATAACCGAGTCCGAGTACCAAGGTAAGACGGTCAAACTTAATGACCCCATTCGTACATCCGAGAACCCTAACAAGAAGTTCAAAGTATATGTAAAGAACGAGTCTGGTAAGGTTGTTGTGGTGAGGTTCGGTGATCCCAATATGTCAATTAAAAGGGACGATCCAAAACGAAGAAAGAGTTTTAGAGCACGACACAACTGTGCAAACCCTGGCCCAAAATGGAAAGCAAGATATTGGTCTTGTTATCAGTGGCGCGGGGGATCTAAAGTTGACAATTAGTATAAATACACCAATAGATCAAATGGAATCCATGATGCCCAATAACGACACATCTAATCACCGATTAGATAGAATTGAACTTAAAATCGATAAACTTGCCGAAGCTATGATTAGTCTCGCACGTACCGAGGAAAAGATCCTTTCTATGGAAAGAGAAAATCAAAATCACTTTGAACGTATGAATCGATTTTCTCAGAAATTGGATTCTATTGAAACTAAAGTAAACGAAAATGCTCACACCGTGAGTATCATCAACAGACTATCATTTGTCGGTGTCGCTGCAATAATTGGCGCCATCGTTAAAATGATGTGGTTCTAAAACGGAGACTAAAAATGTCAAATGAACTAAAGGGTACAATGGAGGCATATTTGTCAATGGTCTCCGAAGCAAAAAAGAAACTTGATCCAGTAAGCGATGCAGAGAACGATAAGAAGTTCAAAGATCGTAAGGACAAGGACATCGATAACGATGGAGATGTTGATTCTTCGGACGAGTTCCTGCACAAGAAACGTGCCGCAACTGATGACGCGATTGACGGTGGTAAGAAACCTGCCAAGGGCGTGAAGGAAGAGAAGGACGAAGAGGAAGAACCTAAGAAGAAAATGCCACCCAAGAAAGATGGTGATGCAGACGAAGGTGAGACCGAAGCAGAAAAAGAAGACGATGATGCCGAAGAAGTAGAATCGGACGGTGAAGGTGACGCAAAGACACCAATTAAGAAGAAGAAGGCGACTGATACCAACCCTAAGACTTCTGATGCTACCGCAGAGATCTCTAAGATCGAATCTGTCAACCGAGTAAACACCCGTGAAGCATTCATCGAAATGTGGTCTAAGGTTGAAGAAGCTGTCAATCAGAAGAAAGGTGCAACTCCACCCGAAGAGATTGATTCAAAAGAATCACCCAAGGGTAAAGAGTTCAAGGCAAAACACAAAGTGGATAAGATTTCCCACGATGAGTTGGAAAAGATCGAAGAACCTAAAGAACGTACTGTGAAGAAAGAAATGAAAGAGTACGAAGTCATCCGTCAAATCCTTTCTGGTAAAGCACCGGAATAACGGAGAGTAATTATGCAATGTCCTAAATGGTGTAAGAATGCAGTCCCAACCTTTCGTGGTTGGGCTGACCCCAAGACAGGTGAGTTGTTTGTATCAAAACGTTTCACCCAAGATCAGATTGACGAATACAATAGTGTTTCGTTGGTAACCGAAGAAGTTGTTGTTGAAGAACCACAATTACTTCAGGAAGCGCCCGCGAACAACAAGTCTCTCGAAGACATGACTAAGACTGAACTGCAAGCAATCGCAGAACAATCCGGTGTCGAAGTAAGTAAACGAGCTACTAAGAAGACCTTACTAGAACGATTGATGCTTAAATAATATATAAGGTATATCATGAAATTCTATTTGCTAACCTCTAATTCTTTAGAGAGTCTCATACGCAATAGTGAAATTATACATTCTGAAGATCTGGTAGTTGTCATCAATACTCGCGATGACAACTACCGTGACTACGCAGAAGAATATTGTATAGAAAACGATCTCGAATATTATATAACCCCTTCTGATGGCACTCCTGCCACCGGCAAGAATTCTGTGATCAAGTTATTTCTGGAAAGTGACAATGATTATATGGTTCAGATAGACGGTGATGATTTTATTACTCCTCTTGGATATAGATTGTATAAGTCAGTATCACAACACCCAACTCCTCCCGATATGATAGTTCACTATCGACAACCAAGAATAACTACTGGATTAGATCCGGACTACATTCTAAAATTGTGTGAAGATTTAACTAAGTTAACCGAAGAAGATATTAAACTGACCGAGTTGACATATCCCTGTGACAAATCGAATCCTCAATATGCAACCCAAGTTTATGAAACTCTCCTATGGCATTTTATGACAAGGGGACATATGGATGCGCCGACATCACACAAATGGTCTGTTGATAGAGTTGAGTTCAACCATCTCATGAACAAATTTTCTGAGGTTAAAGAATATATGACTAGAATGGTTTTCTATTCTAGAAATATCGCTAAAGAAATTCATTTCGATAAAGAACTGATAATTGGAGAAGACACTCTACAGTTTTTGAAGGTGAAGAAAATGGCTCTTGACGGAAAATATAATGTGGTTCGTAGAAAAGAAAATCGTTACCCCACATATGTGACAACTGAAAATGACCAATCGGTAACAAAGATCAGAAAAAATAGTTGGGAATGGATGAGACCACTTATCGATAAGATAAATATTCTCAAAGAAAGAAATGAATTACCCCAACCTCATATGTCTTTACCAGAGTTTATAGATGATACTTACGCATAAAACATTTACAATATACGCAGCGAAGAACTATTACAATCCCACTTGTATCGATAGTGAAGAGTTCTTTAATGACATTAAAAGATTCAAGTATATAAAACGACTGTTGAATAAGTACACACTTTCTGGTGAGTTGTCGGAGAGACTGGTACTGAATCATTTGATAGTTATATTTAACTGTTGGGGATTCGAATCTGGTATTGAGATGCTTGCACTCAAGATTGATCCTCCACACTGGAATGCACTTAAACCATTCCTAATATTCTTGAAAGCAATAGACATCAACCAAGACCTGACAGGTATCAGTCTTGATCCGGTGATTGTTGAAAAACTGAGAATGATATGATATCCCCCACAGAATCTCGATGCGGAGATTGTACCGTTTGTTGTGAGATCATGGGATATACCGGTGAGTGGAGTTTTGCAGATAAGTACAAAGAAGCTAATAAGTATGGTGTAGTGTATGGTGAGTGGAGTTCATGCAATAAACTCTGTGAAACTGGATGTTCGATCCAAGAAGACAAACCACGTATTTGTGATGAGTTCTTCTGCCACTTCATAAAACATGATCTGGAGGATGAATATAGACCCGATAAATTCGGGTTTGTCGCACGTACCAAAAAAGGTGTCGTTGATATATTATCTACGGATAAAACATTACCACCAGAAATACAATACGATAACAACAAAAAAATGTTAGATAACCTAATAGATGACGTGTCTTTATTTGAAGGAACACTCTACGAGGTACATCTATTTACATCACAGGGGTCGATGAAACTAAGATGAAATTTTTTATATGTGAAGATAATAACAAATTTTTTCAACCACCATTTTCCGTAAAGAGTTATGGCAAGTGGCATTTCTTCCATGACGATAAAGTGAAACTCTATGAGGGTAATGGTTATATTGTTCTCTATTGTGGGTACTTGATAGAAGGTGATATCGAAGGAGCTTGTGAACGATGGAGTTTCGATGATGAGAATGGTAATTTCTTTGCAATCAAATTAACCGAGTCGGAATTTGATATATCTGTCGATTACTTCCAGAATCATAAAATATTCACTGCATCAAAGTATGGTCAAGAGATTAGTAACTATCTTCCTTATATGACAATCAAAGAAGGTGATGTCTGTAGAAGTGGTCTAGAATATGACCAACATGCTCGAGAGTTTTCCGAAAAACAGAATACGACATTCTACGATCATATCAATTCCTACATTCCTCCTTATGATTATGTGGGTGACTGTAGACGTGCATTAGAAGAAGAACAATGGACTGACCCCGAAGCACTTGCTGAATATATCCATGAATGTATGGAACAACACTCGAATCTAATTAAGTCTCGTTATGAAAACCGGTTCATCTCTTTAAGTGAGGGAATGGATTCTGCACTCCAATCCCAATATTTTCGTGATGATCCACAGTACATGTATAGTATAGATTTGTGTTATGCGGGAGAGGATGGTAAAAAATATAAGGATATAACCGCTAAGAACTTTTCTGATGTCACTAATGAAGTGATGACAGTGGATGGTTTTGGTTGGGCAACCCGAAAATTTCTGAAAGACAGTTCTACCAGATGGGCCACCATTCTACCAACAATGAAACAGATTTTTGAATCTGGAGATCCTGATATTGTACTGTATGGTGTAAACGGTGACGAGATGTTTCTCCGTGATTTGATACCACATATGCACCTGTTGATGGTAAGTATGAAAGGAGAGGACAATCTTAAAGAATCCCTCCAAAAGAATCTGGATAAAAAGAAAGATCATTATGGTGCCAGTTATACTCTAGGAGATCATAAAACTCCCCAAACATACATCGATGCATGGATGGAAAAATGGATTACCGAAGATATAGATTGGGATGCGGCCGAATATAACATGTTGAAACTCTTAACTCCTAAGTTATACACTCGTGCAATAAGTGCCAATAATGATGTGATTGCCGCATCACTATATAATGATAGAAGAATATACCACGAAGTTTTCAAGACATCGATGTCATTTCTTTTGGGGAATTCTATGGATTCACCTATCCAAAGAAAGATATTAGAGAAGTTCAACTACACATTTATCACACCCCATAAAGATGTCTTGTATTGTGATTATCAAGGTATTTTCAACAATATAAAAATGGCGACACGTAGAAGAGATTTTGAACAGTTGATCTAGTTAAATAATTTTAGGTATAAATAGAAACATGGGAATATTAAAATCAGCAGCAGACCTCGTATACACGATACGTTTCTTGAAACTGTTAGTCACACCGTTTGACAAAACAGATGCATTCAAGGCAGGTATCATAGACGAAGATGGTCAAAAGAACAAAGACTTCAACCTGAACTCTATGGATGATCGGGAAGCTTACCGTTCGTATTACACTCCGTTCCACAGACTTGTTTTCAATTTAAAACGTCTGATGGCAAAGGTGCCTGGCGGACAGTCGGTTGTTGCACGTTATGGTGCGGCACTCGCACTCATCAAAGAACATGGTGAACTCTCTGACAAGAACTTAAACAAGATTCATACTGAGACTGGTATTGATGTTCTGGACTGTCTCGCCGAAGAAACTAAGTGGTTTATGTTAGAAGGCAATGAACTATCGCCTGGCATATACAAAATGAAGAATGAATCAATCACCACTAAGTGTGAAGAAATTGTGAAGAAAGGTGATCAAATTAGAATCTCAAAGACTCATCCAATCGATGAAGTACTCGGTCTACAGATTTACGAAGCAACACATTTGAAGTCCAACCAGAATCTATATATTACTACTGCTGAGATAACCAAATGACTTTACAAGATAAGTTCGATGAACACTTCCCCAACTTGAAGGTGAGGGAAGGTCATATGTTATTGACGGATATTACCGTAGAAGCGTTCACCTCTATCTTTGATACTATTGCACCCAAAAAAATACTAGAGATAGGATTTAATGCGGGACATTCCGCATTTTGTTTTCTGGAAGTACTCCCCGAAACAGTAGTACATTCTCTTGACTTGGGTAGACACAACTATACTCGACCATGCGCTCAGAAATTAAAATCCATATTCGGAGAAAGGTTTAAGTTTGGTATAAAAGATTCACACCATCTAATTCCGGATAATATCATAGGTGAAAATTATGATATGGTATATATTGATGGGGATCATAGTATAGAAGGTATAATGAACGACTATGGCTTATGCAATAAGTCCGAGATTGAGTGGATCTTAATAGATGATGTTAACCTCTTTCGACACATTGAAGCATTAGTAGATCATGTCCATACAAGTTCCCATCATCCGTATCGGATAGCGGCAACATTACAATTTGATAATAACCAACTGATCAAGAATCCCCAAGCGAAAATAAATGATAGGATGACAACAGCTATGTTACTACAAAGAACAGGAACTACCGATGAAAACGTTCAATAAATTTAGCGAAGACACAACCACATCTTCTGTAGTTGGTACCGGAGACGATTCCGATACTGTCATCGTCCGTAAGAAGTACGACAAGAAACGTAAACGTAAAGATCAAATTGCTATCCTCAAGCGATTGATGGGAAAGATCAACAAAACTTCTTGACACCCCACCCCCACTCTGTTATAATTACCCCTATACATTAAGGAATATATCATGAAAACGTTTGAACGTAAAGGGGTCAGTGTCTCTGTCTTTCAGGGAGACGAAGATCTGTCTGACCTACATATCCTACAAGACAATTTGGGACTGGCTGGTCTCGAAAAAAATAAGATAATCTACGTATCTTTAGAAGGTACCGATGATAAATACCTTCACCCCGACAGATTTATAGTCAAAAATTACACCGCGTCTTTAATAAACCACTTCATGTGGGAGGGTTTACTGACGCAGAAAGAACAGGATGAACGATTATATCAGATGATAGATACCTTTATAGATACAGGTAAACAATATATCATTGAGGATTACGAGTTTGTTGAAGATGAACCATTTTACGATTACAGCGGCGGCAGAGAATAAATGAGAATAGATAAGAAGAAAGACGCTTTATTAGAAGATTATGCGATTGGTATGTTGAAGGACTTTTACTTACAAGATGGTGAGAAGAGTCCACAAGAAGGTTTTTTACGTGCAGCGAAGGCTTGGTCAATCTACAAAGAAGAAATGGACGAAGACCTTGCAGAAAGACTTTATGGTTATGTTAGTAACAAGTGGTTTATGTATGCGTCTCCCGTTTTATCTAACGCACCTGTTGTTGGTAAGAAATCAAAGGCAATGCCTATCTCTTGTTTCCTTACCTATGTACCTGATACCCTAGAAGGATTGATCGAACACACCGCAGAACTGCGTTGGTTGTCGGTCATGGGGGGTGGTGTAGGGGGTCATTGGTCGGATGTCCGTACCGTGTCTGACGTTGCGCCTGGCCCTATGCCATTCATACATACCGTAGATGCTGACATGATTGCGTACCGTCAAGGTAAAACACGCAAAGGATCTTATGCTGCATATATGGATGTTTCGCACCCTGATATCATCGAGTTCCTGAACATGCGTATCCCTACGGGTGATGTACAGCGTAAAGCATTGAACCTTCATAATGCAATTAATATCACCGATGAGTTCATGGAAGCAGTTAAGTCGAACAGTCAGTTCGATCTACGTGATCCAAAAGATAATGGGGTTAAAGAATCGATCAATGCACGTAAGTTATGGGAACGTATCTTAGAGACTCGATTCCGTACAGGTGAACCGTACTTGAACTTTATCGATACTGCAAACCGTGATCTACCGCAACCACTGAAAGACTTGGGTCTCAAGATCAATGGTTCGAACTTATGTAATGAGATCCACCTTCCTACAAACGCAGATCGTACTGCGGTATGTTGTTTGTCGTCTTTGAATCTTGAATACTTTGATGACTGGAAAGATACTAACATTGTGGGTGATATCGTGCGAATGCTCGATAACGTCCTAGAATACTTTGTAGAGAATGCACCAGACTCGATCAGTCGTGCGAGATACAGTGCACAACGTGAACGATCTATTGGTTTGGGTGCGATGGGTTTCCATTCACTTCTCCAGAAACATGGAGTTGCATGGGAGTCTGATAAAGCACGTGAAATGAATGATGTTGTATTCTCACACATTAATATACAGGCAGTCGCAGAAACACAGAAACTGGCCCTAGAACGTGGCGAGTATCCTGATGGGTTTGGTTCGGGTAGACGTAACAGTCACTTGATTGCGATTGCACCTAATGCATCATCTGGTGTTATTTTGAGTACAAGTCCTTCTATCGAACCATTGAAGGCATGTGCATATACACACCGTACTCGTGCGGGTAGTTTCTTGGTTAAGAACAAATACCTTGATCGACTACTTACCGAGAAGGGTCAGAACAACGAATCGAACTGGACTTCTATTATCACTAATAAAGGTTCGGTACAACATCTTCCGTTTTTGACCGAAGGTGAGAAGTCTATATTTAAGACCGCACAAGAGTTAGATCAGAACTGGGTAGTACAACACGCAGCTGATAGACAGAAGTATATCTGTCAGGGTCAGTCGGTGAACGTATTCTTCCCTGCTGGTGCACCTAAATCATACGTGAATAAGGTACATCTCAAGGCGTGGAAGGAAGGTCTTAAAGGTCTATACTATCTACGCACCGAGGCAAAGTCTCGTGCAGAGAATGTATCGGAGAAGGTAGAACGTGTTGCATTACAAGAAGATAGTCGCAGTATAGTATACGGTATTCCCAACTGTCCGTTCTGTGAACTTGCAAAGGAAGAATTGACCTTACGCGGTATTAATTATGACTATATCGATTTGAAAGAAATTGGTAAGTCTGCGGCTGAAGTGACTGGTCGTAGTGTTAAGACTGTTCCACAGATCTATATCCAAGGCAACTATGTCGGTGGTTACGAAGAACTGATGTTGTTCTTGGGTAATGCGGACTCACCAGCACAAGAAGATAATGAGTGTAGAGCTTGCGAAGGTTAGTAGTATTTGGAGATAGTTTTGTAGAAGGTTACAATGCCATGCCTGAAGTGAAAGTGACACGTTTCAATATGTGTCACTTTTTAGAAAGGGAACTTGGTGTAGAAGTTGTCAACTGCGGAAGGAGAGGGGCTGGCAACGCATCTATCGCAAACAAAATATTCAGATATATACAGTCCAACGATATGACCAACACATCGATCTTGGTGGTTTGGTCTGGGGTAGATAGGTCTATGGAATTGAATCATGAGTATATAACTACTGATGACAAGTTCATGGACTTTGATTATCTCGACTATATAGTTGGTGGAACAAGACAGTTCGAGAAAGAAAGACTTGAACTTGAAGAGTATCGAAATATGTCTACACTACGATTGCAGTCAGAAATCTCATACCATTCGGTAAGAATGATTTGCCAAGACTATGATGTACCTGTTATAATGACCAATAGTTTCGATAATACTCTGATCGAAAGGAAACGAATGTATCAGAAAAGAGTCCGAGACATTAATTTTATTCACGGTAAAATAAAAGACTGTTGGATAGAACCAGAACACTCCTCTAATACTTTACTTGATATAATTATAGGTGAGTGGTTAGAAGAAATAGATGACAAACCAATGTGGATACCCCAAAGGGTAGAAAGAGCAAAACATATAATTAGGTCAGACCCTAGTAAATATCCTAATATTACACTTTGTATTCACCCGTCTGATTCGGGTAATGAACTTATAGCAAAAACATTAACACCATATATACTACCAATATTACAGGAATAAAAATGGCACTACTAGATTTTTCGAAGACGTACAAACCCTTCCAATACCCATGGGCTGTAGAACTGACAAAGAAACACGAAGAGATTCACTGGGTTGAGGACGAGGCAGAACTGTCCGAAGATATTCAAGACTGGAGAACCAAACTCACCGAACAAGAGAAAGAGTTCATCACTCAGGTACTACGATTGTTCACTCAGTCGGATGTGCAGGTAGGCGAGAACTATCACGAACTGTTGATCCCTAAGTTTAAGAACAATGAGATCCGTAACATGTTGTCATCCTTTGCAAACCGCGAAGGTGTACACCAACGTGCGTATGCATTGTTGAATGATACTCTGGGTCTGCCAGACGAAGAACACTCTGCCTTTATGGAATACAAAGAGATGGCAGACAAGATTGACTTCATGAAAGAGGGTAACATCAACTCTCACACAGGTCTTGCACTTGTACTTGCACAGTCTGTATTCAATGAAGGTATGAGTCTGTTTGCATCATTCGTAATGTTGTTGAACTTCCAACGTTTCGGTAAGATGAAAGGTATGGGTACAATCGTTGAGTGGTCTATTCGTGATGAGACTATGCACGTACAAGGTAATGCGAAGTTGTTCCGTGAGTTCTGTGAAGAACATCCACGTGTAGTAAACGATGAACTGAAGTCTAAAGTATACGAGATGGCAAAGAATGCTGTTAAGTTGGAAGATAGATTCATCAAACTTGCATATAAGTCCGGTACCATCGAAGGATTGACTGAAGCAGATGTTAAAGCATATATCCGTCATATCGCAGACAGACGTTTGTTGCAACTTGGTATGAAGCCTAACTTCAAGGTCAAGGATAATCCACTCCCTTGGTTAGACTGGGTACTGAACGGTGCATCACATGACAACTTCTTTGAGAAACGTGTTACCGAATACTCTGTGAATGGTATGGATGGTGATTGGGATTGGGAAGAAGAACCACAGGTCTGTGGTCTAGACGGCGAGGGGTGCGCTGCATGAAATTAAGATATGAAAACATCTGTCCTATATGTGACATAGAAAGTACTATCATAGTACACTACGTTGACGATAGACCACAACACTGTCCTATGTGTGGTGAAGATGCGGAATTAGAACAGATTGAAGGAGTTGAAGAAGATTGATTTCTACCTTCCTAAAATCCAAATTGCATATGGGAACCGTCACTGACTGTGAGTTATGGTATGACGGTTCTGTTGCTATTGATGAAGATTTGGTTGTTGCCGCAGGGATGCGGGAGTATGAACAAATTGATATCTATAACGCAACTAACGGAAAACGTTGGACTACTTACATAATACTTGCGCCCAAGGGTTCGGGCACTATTTCCGTGAATGGGCCCGGTGCGCGTAATGCAATGGTGGGTGATCGTGTAGTTCTTTGTACATATGTATCTGTTGATGCGCACATGTTTACCCCCAATCAGATATATCTGAATACAGACAATACCATCATAAGTTAAGTGTCTTATATATAAGTCATTAGACCCCTTAATGGCAGTTATATAAGACAATGTGGTACATCAAGAATACAGAATACAATCCTACCGAAGACGAACTCAGCGAATACGTTGGGTTCGTTTATCTTATTACAGAACGTGATACCGGAAAGAAATATGTCGGTAAGAAGTTCTTCTGGTCTACTCGCAGACTACCACCATTAAAAGGTCAGAAACGGAAACGCAAGGTTACCAAACAATCTGACTGGATGGACTACTATGGGTCATCCGAAGAACTCAAATTACTGGTAGAAAAGAAAGGTGGTGAAGCATACTACCGAGAGATACTACACCTCTGCAAAACCAAAGGTGAGTGTTCCTACCTCGAAGCTAAAGAACAATTCGACCGTGACGTTCTGTTACGGGACGACTACTACAATGCGTTTATTGGATGTAAGATTCACGCAAAGCACCTCCCCAAGACACTAGTCCAATCCGGACATCAAATAGAACCTTGGCACAATCGACCATAGTTATACCCACTATTCATGAAATAAATGATAATAGTTGTTGACTTCTTGTTATGATTATGAGATAATACTTGTACAGATTGAGTTGAGAGAGATTATATTATGAATGACGAACTTGCCGAACTATCCATCCTTTGGAATGACCTCGCTATGTTGCTTGACGCCCAAGAGTGTTACAACGAGAGGTACTATAATTCAGAGTACAAGAGAATCATTGGTCGCATAAATGAAATTGGAGGTGTGAAATAATGAATGTAGATACACTAGAGAAAGTTGTTTATATGTTGATTGCAGCTGCAATTGCGGTTCTCACGCTTGTTTATGTGGGTGACAATATTCTGGATCAACCAGACGTGCACTTCAGTAATTCTACTGGCGAATGCGTCAAGGTTATAAACTATGGAGATGATGAATACTCCTGTGATAATATACCAAAACGTTATAACCATGTATGGGTCTTATAACAAATTGTTCTAAAAATAAATGAAATAGTTGTTGCATTATTGTTTTAGTTATGAGATAATGTCTTTGTTGGTTGGGGAGTGTCCCCGTTGTTTTTACTTTGAAAGAGACTATATTATGAAAAATGAAATGATTGCTTTGTTCGCGAAACACGACCTTGTTCTTACTATTGACGAAGAACGTTTAGTTGCCAAGTGCGACCGTCCTGCTCCCCGTGCCCGTCTTGGGTTCAAGAATGAGTACCACGTTCGTTACCGTACTATTGAACGTATGTACGAAGCGCAACAAGAGTTCATTGATAATCGTCTTGCCACTATCGAATACCGTGCCAAAGCGAAAGAAGAACGCAAAGTCAAGGCAGTAGAACTTGCCGCCAACGTCAAGGTCGGTGACTTGTTCGTTGACTCTTGGGGTTACGAACAGACTCAAGTTGATTGTTACCAAGTCGTTGCGAAACCTACAGCGAAAACTGTCATTGTCCGTGAGGTTGCCACCGCAACTGTTGAAGGTAGTGAAGGAATGATGTGTCAAAATGTTCGTGCGGTTCCCAACTCTTTCGTTGGTGAAGAGATGAAGAAACGAATCGACAACTACGGTGGATTCAAGACTTCTTCTCATTCTTTTGCTCGTCCTACTACTGCGGAAGCTACTCACTACAACAGCTGGTACTACTAAGGAGATTTTAAAATGAGTGATTACGTTTACTACTTAGAAGAGGATGGCGAGTTTCTTGCCGAAATGATCTTCGACAGTGAACAGGATGCAATCGATTATGCCGAAGAAAAAGCAATGAAGAACTACAAGATTATTGAGTGGGACTGTGATTAAACCAACGTTAAATTGGTAATGATTCCTGTGAGGGTTTAACCACGTTCGCTCTTTTCCCCCGAGAAATCGGGGGTTTTTTTACATATAGATACTAAGTGAAAACACAAAAAACCCTATATAGTTATAGTAAAGGTGAAATATAATGGCCAACAATAGAACCCCCGACATTTTCGAAATCTTCGAAGAGTTTGGGAAACAAACAACTAAAACCAAAAGAAAGGATGTTCTGTTGAAATATCAGAATGTTGCTGCTTTAACAGATGTCCTCCGAGGCACTTTTGATGATACTCTTCAGTTCATCTTGCCCGCGGGCACTCCTCCGTATACCCCAAATAGACCTGAGTCAACCCCTTCTAGTCTCCTACGACTACATAAAGAATTCGGTTATTATGTTAAAGGTGGGCCAGGCAAAGATATGCAGGCGTTTAGACGCGAACTCAAATTCATGCGACTCTTGGAATCAATACATCCAAAAGATGCAGAGATAGTTTTGTCGATGGTGGCAAAAAAGTCACCAGTGAAATACTTAACCAAAAAACTAGTACAGGAGACCTTTCCAAAACTGATCCAGAAATAACCATCCCTTTAACTAACAAACGAGGTGTTGATGTCAGAAAAACAATTGGAACGCTTGAAGCGAGACCGTCAGGAATTGGATTATTATATCCAACGAATGAAGAAGAAAGGAAGAGATAACTTGGTTTATAAACTAGCAAAGAAACAAGAGTATCTCAATCAAACTATTGTTGAACAACTAACGACTCAATAAGGAAGGTGATCCGTATCTCTTCACCCCCCCACTCGGGGGGTGTCGTATGGAAAACAATAATAAATTATGCCAATATATGAATTTAAAGATAATGAGACCGGCGAAGTAATCGAAGTCATGATGAAAATATCAGAGTACGATGACTACCGAAAAGATAACCCCCATCTAAATAGATGTTTCACTAAAGCGCCCGGTTTAACATCGGGAGTCAAATCCGCATTGACAATGGCTGGTAGCGATTGGCAAGAACACCTAGGCAACATTAAGAAAGGTGCGGGTAAAGATAACAACATCAAAACATAGAGAACTTAATGCAAAAACCACAAACGTTAAAGATCGATCATCTTTTGACAGTCGATCCAATGACTACTGGCCAAGAACAAGTGTTCTCTGCCTACAAGTCTGGTTCGCACTTGGTACTGAATGGATCTGCGGGGACGGGTAAAACTTTCAGTGCACTGTATCTTGGACTAGAGACTGTACTTGATAAAGGTAACCAGTTTTCATCTGTAGTTATCTGTAGGTCTATCGTACCTACCCGAGAGATTGGATTCTTGCCAGGAACTCTAGAAGAGAAGATGGATGCATATACCGCACCCTACAAATCAATATGCGCGGAACTATTCGATGATCCGGAAGCATACCGAAAACTTTCGGAGAACAAGACGGTTGATTTTATCTCAACGTCACATATTCGTGGAACTACAATCAACGATGCAGTTATCATAGTGGATGAGATGCAGAACTTGACATTCCATGAATTAGATAGTATCATTACTAGAGTTGGTCAGAATTGTCGGATCATATTCTGTGGTGATTATTATCAATCAGACTTCGTAAAAGAAGGTGATAGGAAAGGTATCGTGAAGTTTATCGAGATACTTGAGTTGATGAAGAACTTCACTGTAGTAGAATTTACATGGGCAGATATAGTACGTTCGGACTTCGTGCGAGACTATATAATGACTAAAGAACTAATAGAGGAAAAGAAATGAACAGACAAGAAGTATTCGAAACATTAAAAGTGGACGAAGGAGTCGAGTATGAAATCTATAACGACCATCTTGGGTACGCAACATTTGGTGTCGGGCATCTCGTACTTGAAACTGACCCCGAACACGGACAACCGGTCGGAACCCCAATCAGTGAAGACAGAGTTGCCGAGTGTTTTGACAACGACCTCAATACAGCAATCAGCGAGTGTCATGCTTTATACGGACAGGGCGACTTTGATTCGTTACCAGACGGAGTACAAGGTGTACTTGTCAATATGATGTTCAACATGGGACGTACTCGTTTGAGTAAGTTCAAGAACTTCAATGGTGCAATTGCAGAAGGTGATTGGAAACGTGCAGGTGTAGAGGGACGTGATAGTCTCTGGCATCGACAGGTTACAAACCGTGCAGAAAGACTAATGGTAACCTTAGAGAACGTATAAGTAATTAGTATGGCCAAGTACAGTCGTCACGATAGTAGAAACAAGAAACGTAATAAACATAAACAGATGACCTTGAATGGGAACTCTGATACACGAAAAGTGAGAGATAATGAGAAACGCGATTTTTCAATACATGATCGTCAACGACAAGGTTGATGAACGTGGTGATATCGAAGGTAGAAAGAGAAGTCAAGTGTATCGAGAGTGTGCGGATATATCTCGCAATTCATTCTTACAGTACGCAGATCACGTAGATGCGGATTATCACTATTCCGATGAAGCGGTGTATTGTAAGGACGATCATTCAACCGGAATATTGTTTGAATGTTTACGCGTAATCTATGACCCGATGTTCGACCAGTACGACAAGGTACTCTTTGCTGATACTGATATTGTAGTAAACACCGATGAAAACATCTTCGACATATGTGAAGACGGAGATGTTTTCGGTGTACTTGAGAGTGATATCGTCACCGCTGATGGTGGTGGATATAACTCTTGGGATTATAAACAAAGTACCTATCTCGACTTTGTAAACAAGTTCCAGATGCACGGCATTCCGGTCGTGCCTTCTATGCCACCTAGCAGACCATCCAAAATAACCATACTGAATACCGGTGTGGTTGTATGGACACGCGAGGCACGTCTACGTGCACGTGAGTTGTTTATGCCTTGGAAAGAATGGTTCTACGCTAAACCCGAATTCCATATGTCTGTAATGAATGATCAACCATACATCTCTGGTCAGTTGATGCAACATGAATTTGATCTGGTCACCATAGACCAGACATGGAATGATTCCCCCCACTACGCCACAGAAGAAGAGTTCTTTGAGAAGGCGAAGTTCTGTCACTATACTGGCGGAGGATGGAAGATCCTCATGCTAGACCACTATCACTCAAACAAATTCCGACTATCACCAAAACAAATGTAAATAAGTGTTGACATCTTGTTTTAACTATGAGATAATGGGTACCTAATTGAGAGAGAGAGGTGTTTATTATGAATTATGTAGAAACTGGTGCCATTGTTACAAAGATGATCGAACTTATTCGTAAGGATAACGATAATCCAAATTATGCAATCGGTTACCTAGAAGCTATGATGAGAACTCTATCTATGAAATATCCCAAAGTTCTCGAAGAATTTATCGAAACTATTGACTATTTAGAAAATAAGGAAGTAAAGTGAATAAAGAAAATGTAATATTAACAGACATCGATGGTGTAGTTCTTAACTGGTTCTACGCATTCGATATCTGGATGAACGAACACGGTCACAAGTTAGCTGACCCAACAAACCTAGTCTATGATGTCAGTGAAGCCTATGGTGTTGACAAGGAGACTGGTAAGATGTTAGTCCGTGTGTTTAACGAGAGTGCCCATGTCGGGTTCCTTCCACCACTACGTGACGCAATGCATTACATGAAGAAGTTGCACGAAGAACATGGTTATGTGTTCCATGCGATTACTAGTCTGAGTGACAATCCTAATGCGCAGAAGTTGCGTATCCTAAACCTTCAGAAGTTGTTCGGTGAGACTTTGTTTGAGAAGTTCATTATCCTTGGTTGTGGTGATGACAAAGACGAAGCCTTAGAACCTTACCGTGACACCGAATGCCTGTGGGTAGAAGATAAGACTGAGAATGCCGAACTAGGTGTTGAACTTGGTCTGGAGAGTGTGTTGATGGAACATGGTTTCAACATGAACCACCCAACTATCCCTTGCATGAAGAACTGGAAAGAGATCTACGAAAAACTGGTTGGTTAAAATGTGACTAAATATCCTCATACAATCTATGAGGTATATTTATGCGTTACGTTGGTTTCAGTGAGTATTATCACGATGCAGCACTATCAATTATAAACAAGGACGGTACTGTGGAGTTCGCTTCACAGGCCGAACGTTTTTCTAAGAAGAAGAACGACCCTATCATTCCCGAAAGTCTCTGGGAATATGTTAACGACAACGATCATGTATCATTCTATGAAGACTATGCACTTCGAGAAAAATACCGAGATACTTATCGAGGTTTAAAAGGCAAAACACTCCAAAGAGATGTTTCTTCACACGAAGAAATACCAATCGGTGAAAGTCTTGTCTATGACAACTTCCACGAACATCACATATCACATTGCGCAACCGCATTCTACACCCGCCCTTGGAAAGACAAAGAAGATACTGTTATGGTGTCTATCGATGGTGCAGGCGAATATCAAACTGCGGTCATCTACGACCACAACTTCAACCTAATCAAAGAATGGCATTACCCCAAGTCTATAGGACTAGTCTACACTAGTGCAACAAAAACGTTGGGTTTACGTCCACTTGAGGATGAGTATGTTGTTATGGGATTGTCATCATATGGTACCGCACCTCCAGAGATGGTACAATGGTTGATTGATTGGTGGGAAGATACTCCTGATGTTGCGACCGGAGTAGGTAAAGAGGTTTTACTAGATCATCCGGATAGTCCGGAGTATGTAGGATTTAAGAGGATGCGAAATAAACTAATCGACTTCGCTAAACAGTACGGAGATAAAGATTTCGCAGCCGGTATTCAGAGGTTTTCAGAGTATGGTATTATGCAGATCATGCATATTGCAAAACAACACGGAAACAAGTTAGTGTACTCTGGTGGTTGTGCACAGAATGTTGTTACCAATTCAATGATACACGAACTATTTGATGGTCAAATGCATATTGCAGTTGCACCTACAGATGCAGGATCTAGTCTTGGTACTGCCGCAATGACATGGGCAAAGGAAACAGGAAAGGATCGATTGATTTGGTCGCCCTATTCTGGTTACAACATAGATAGAGAGGTAAACGTACAGGAAGTAGTCGATCACCTCTTAGAACACCGTGTGTGCGGTCTGGCGAACGGTAAAGCGGAGTTTGGCCCACGTGCACTAGGTAACAGGTCTTTGATCGCAGATGTGAGGTATGACGTAAAGGATACGGTGAATGGTATCAAACGTAGACAGAAGTACCGACCATTCGCACCCGCAATCCTAGAAGAACATGCACACGAGTACTTCGAAGGGCCTATGAATGAGTACATGCAATACACCTCTATAGCAAAACATCCTTATACGTCAGTCACTCATGTAGATGGTACTGCTCGTGTTCAGATAGTAAAGAAAGATTGTCCGTCTATATTCCGTAAGATTATCGAAGAATATTACGCAAGGACGGGCGTTCCGATGTTACTAAATACCTCATTGAACATCCGCGGCCGTCCGATGGTCAACGATGAACATGACGCAGAATTGTGGGAACAAAAGTACGGAGTGAAGGTTTTTTAATGCAGTACATACGCAAATATAAAATTGATGATTGGGAAAGTGTTCAGGACAAGATATTACTTGCTATCGAAATGATAAAAGATAACAACGTATGTGAATATGCTAACATGTCTCATTCTGATTACAAGGTTGATGCAAAACCTTTGTATTGGGAAGTATTCGAGAATGCTGTTCGGCCAAGTCTAGAGGAATATATGTCTAGTTGGAAGTGTACCGACATACGCATAGGTAATATGTGGTTTGCAGAATATAGTGAACATGGTGCAGACTTCAACTGGCACACCCATGAAGGTGCGAATATGTCCGGTGTCCTTCAAGTAGTATTAGAAGATCCGGAAAACGGAACACAATTATTAGGAACACCAATAGATTTGGAAGAAGGGGATCTTGTAGTATTCCCTTCGATGTTACCCCACAGAAGTCCTATGATAACCGACAGTAAGAAACTTGTTATCGGTTTTAATTGGGACATACATGGTAGTGAATTACACGAACATTAAACTAGGAGAATAAAATGTCAGAAGAAAAAAAGAAGGTACAACTTACCGCAGACAGTGATGGGTTTTTAGCGGGAGCTGATGCGGACGGTGATGGTCACATTACCGAACAAGAACTACAGATGCACTTAGAGTTCAAACGAAAGGAACTCGAAGACGCAGATGCTATGCGAGATGCGCAAAGAAACATGGCCTGGTTTGCACTTGGCGGAATGTTACTTTATCCCTTCGCTGTAGTACTGGCATCTTTGATAGGATTAGACCAAGCAGCAAATACGTTAGGTTCTATGGCACCGACATACTTTGTATCTGTTGCCGCAATTGTCGCAGCGTTCTATGCGAAGGAAGCTGTCGGTAACAAGAATAAATAATGGAACTTATTACTTGGCGAGGTACGCCAGGAGTTGGTGATTTCATGTGGGCACTTAATTGTGCCCATAACTTTTCTTACAAAGAAAACAAGAAAGTTACTTTAGAGTTTCATTGGGAACATGAAGAAGACCATCTACACCACTTCGAAGATCCAGAAACAATCATAGAGAGACTAGAGTACATCCATAACTTCTATCATAGAAAGGATGATGTGAAGGTCATACACGTGTATAATGAACGGACACGTTACAGTGATTGGAGATATAACGATGATGTTACCAGAGAGGACGATGGTAGTCTCAGAGTCATGGCCATAAGCCGACCCAAAAAGAATAGGTTTTGGTTTGAGAGTGGAAAGTATTCGGATGAGGTAGGCGGAGATATTCCCAACAGTGATTGGATATTCCGGAAGGATGCATTCCGAAAAATTGACAATAATAAGATTGTTATATGGAGACCGCTGTTTAATGCAGAAACTCCAAAAACATGGAAAAGACAGTTGACAAATGACAAATGGGATGTTATAATAAATCAGTTGGTTGCGGCGGGATTACATATAACAGAATTGACCTATAGAACTCCTGTTTCCGAAGCACTCTATCATATCTCTACATGTCGTCAAGTCATATGTTATGATGGTATGTGGCATTACATTGCTCGTAACTTATATAGACCTACGATAGTTATAAGTAATGAGGGTATAACGCGTTATCATACGCCTCATTGTGTACGAACTACACACGATGAAAATGAAGAAATGAATATATTTTGGTGGGTGAATAATATCCCTGAGATGTTAGGTAACACCAAGAGAAAAGCAATAGAACATGAAACTAAAGCGAGAGGATTTTTCAGTGAAAGAAATAAACATAGACAGAGCAGTAATTGAAGTACAGGGCGGCTGTAATTTTGATTGCACAATGTGTCCTCAAGATAAACGTACCGGAGGTAGACACAAAGGTTTCTTAACCAAGATGTCACTGATCGAGTTCGAAGATAATGTTCAAGACTGTGCACGACATGGACTGAACGTTGTCAACCTAGATGGTTCGGGTGAAGCAACCATGAATCGTAACCTACCAGAATATATAAAAATCGTTAAGAGGTATGATGCAAAAGCAGTCATCTTCTCTAATGGTTTTCGTATGCATGGTCAATTCATGAAGGACTGTGTGGACGCAGGATTGGACTTCTTCCGATTCTCTTTCGTTGGTTCTACACCAGAGAAGTATCAAGAGTGGATGAATAACACTCGGGGTAGCACTTATGAGTTGATAAAGAAACATGTAAAAGAAATGATGGATTATGTAAAGGAGTCTGGGTCGGATTGTGTTGTGGAGACATACCACCTGATTACAGACAATGATAATATTGAACAAGAACTAGAACAGTACAAGGCCCTAGTAGAAGAACTTGGTTGTAAGACCGAGATCTGGAAAATGCACAACTGGTCTGGTGCATATGATATAGGTGAAACAAATGCTAGAACTGGTAATGTCAAAACTTGTGGTCGTCCTTTTTCTCCTGACGTTGTTATCCGTGCTGGTGGGGTGGATGGTCATCGGGGTGCAGTTCATCCGTGCTGTCAAGTACTTGGTCGGGATGAAGAAGCAGTTCTCGGACATACATCCGTCAATACGATAGAAGAAATTATTCGAGGTGAAGAGTACTCTGCATTACGCGAGTCTCATAGAACTGGAGAATACACGGATTATTGTAGAGATTGTGATTTTCTACTTGACACTCCGGAGACATTGGTGTATACTAATAACTCAAGATCAGAAATGAAAATGATTGGAACTTCTTTCGATCTTAATGATTATAGGAACGTTTAGTTTGAATGACTCTAAACCACCAGTGTGGATGATCGTGATGAGTGGGAATCCCATTTCCGATTACTATAGAAAACTTGCATTACCTTCTTGGTTGAAAGCTGGGTTCGATGTTAATTTTTTCGAAGGTGTTACACCCGAGACTTACAAAGATCATTTTGATTTGCTCTTTGGGAACAAACATAGTAAAAGCACTCCGGATGGTGTAATGTTCACTGTCTCTGAAAAGTGTGTGTGGTACGGTCATTACTATCTTTGGAAAAAATGTATTGATACTGACACTCCTATGATAGTGTGTGAACATGATATTGAATTGGTTATGGATATTCAACCTTCAATATACACTACACCTATGGCGTGTTTGGCTCACGATCCTCCGGACATACGCAAAGAGAAACGTACATCTCTTGCGGGTGGTGCATATTATATAACACCAGATGTTGCAAAGGTGTTAATAAGAATAAACGAGGATCGTATTAGAATCAACTCTGATGGTTGGGTCTGGGAAGTGTGTAAGGCGCATGGATACTTTCATTATGACAAGTGTTCACATATAAAAGATTATTCTGTCGGATTTACGACCAAACATAACAAGAGTTAAACAATGTATAACATAACATTCAAACACTATCGTACTGGCGTTGAACTCACCTTGACTGGGTACCCAATGGATGACTATAATAAACGCAAAGATTCTGAGATGTTCATATTCTATGATACTCTCAATGAACGAATCGAAGCCATTATAAGGTCATCCATTGTGTCCATGTTGGCATATGAGGATGAGTTGTGAAAAGACTGATATATCAGGTTTGTCTGGGAAAACAGATAGATTCTAAGTTGTATGCGAAATGTATCGAAAGTGTTTCTAATTATTGCCAAAAGCATGATATTGTACATTATACGCAACAAATTCCCAAGTTAAAAATTAAACCCGATCCGTTCACAAGTAACCGTAGTACCGAGAGTTGGCAGAAACACGGTGGGTTCTTACCTATCTATGAGAAAGAGAATGCGTTTGATCTGTTAGACGAATACGATCAGATTGCAATCATCGATGCGGACATTTATATCCGTGAAGACGCTGAGAATATCTTTGACCATATGTTAGACGAATATGCGTTTGGTTGTGTGTTTGAACGTGAGATGCCTATCACCGCTAAGTATGCAGAGAAAATCAGAAACTACTCTCGTATGCAGTACGAACAATTACAGAACTATAATCGTACACAATTTAACCCTAATCATCTGGGTTATGAGTTTGCCAACATGGGTATGATTGTGTTAAACTGTAAGAACTTCAAACCGTACTTGCAAGGTCAGACCGCAAAAGAGTTTCTGACTCGGATGGAGTTCAAAGACTTTGTTGATGGTATAGGCCCTTGGAAGTGGTCAACAGACCAAACTTTGTTGAATTATTTTCTGAAGAAGTATGATGTACCAACTCAATCCTTACACTGGAAGTGGAATGGACTATATGGTGCAAACACTAAGATCGAAGAGTGTTCCTTCATACATTTCTTCTTGAAAGACTTGTTACCAAATCAAGGAGAGAACGTAGAGGAGTTAATGAAGAAGATATGAAGTTGTATGATTATGAAAATTACAAAGAGTATCGAGAACTACAGATAGAAGCGAACAAACAAAAGTTACATGCTGTCTGGTGTAGTGAAAGTACTGTTGAAAAGGTGTGCGAGATGTACCCCAACAGTAAGAATATATTGTGTCACGGTGCACGTAATGGTAGAGAAGTTGAATGGTTTATTAAGTATTTCCCTGATGCGACTGTGACAGGAACCGACATATCTCCGACAGCGAATGAATTTTCTAATATGTTTGAGTGGGATTTTCATGACAGAAAGGAAGAGTGGGTTGGTAAGTTTGATCTATTGTACTCTAACTCATTCGATCATTCTTACTATCCAGAAAAGTGTTTGAAGACATGGACAGATCAACTGACCGAGGAAGGTATTCTTTGTGTGGAGTTGATGGTTGGGGACAACAATGTTTCATCTCGCATGGATCCCCTACAGATAAGTAAAGGTGAGTTTCTGGGGATTATAGATGACTTAGGATTCGAAGAGGTTGTTGCCTTCAACGTGACAGCTAAACATGGTTACAGTAGAGTAGTGGTGTGTAAAAGAAAATGACTAAAGCATATGTGATAAGAATTGATGGACAAGAGAAGTTAGTTGAGAGGTTGTCCGAGAGTATCGTCAAGACCGAAAGTGATATCGATCTGAACATCTTCGAGGGAACTGTACCGAAGACCATACAGTCTCACCTAGAACGAGAGTTCACGTCTTTCGATACTTCTAACTATAGATGGAACTGGCCCAAAGATCCTTCGGAAAACCACATGGATTTGCGGACTGGTATAATGAAGACTGCGTATCTCG